CCAGCCGATAGCTCAAGAAAAGCAATGGAAGAAGCTGGAATTGAAGTAAAAAGATTTGATGATGGCACATTAGATTTAGTTGGTACAGTAAAACAATTTCAAGGTTTAGATCCGCAAACATTTAAAAAGATTATTCCAAGGGTTGAAGCAGTTTTAGGTATTCAAACAATGGCAAATAATTTTCAATCGCTTACAAAAAACGTAAAGATATTTGCAACTGAATCGGCAGGAGCTACCGAAAAAGCTTTCGATAAGATGGCTAGTGGGTTTAATCAACAAATGAGTATGCTTAAAAATTCTATTCAAGCAGTAATGATTGAAATTGGTAATCTTTTAATTTCGATAATACAGCCAAAAATAGAAGAAGTAAATGAAGAATTTAAAACTCTTGGAAAAATAGGATTTGACAATTTAGGGAAAGCAATAAAAGATGAATTAGGACCGATCTTAATAAATTTAAAAAGAGTATTTTCTTTAATTTTAGGAGATATAGAGTCAAGGCTGTTGCTTACAAAATTAACTATTAAAGATGCACTTGACCCTTTTAATAGCGTTGATCCTAAAATGTATAAAATGTTGAAAGAGGGTATTGTAGAACAGTCAAGAGATACTTCTGTATTGGTTAAAGATATTTTTAAAAATATGTATGACGATATAATATTTAGAGCAGAAACAAATCAAAAAGAACAAGAATTATTTGATGAAGCATTTGCAAATTCTAAAAATAAAGCACTATTAGCTGAATTAGATGCTTTACAGAATCAATTAGAAGTAAAACGGGAACTTGCTGAAAGTGAAATTGAATTAGAAGAGACCAAAGCTCAAACAATAAGCGAAATAAAAAATCAATTATCCGAAAAAGAAAAAGCAAGAATTATAGCTGAGATGGAAGATAAAAATATATTTTATCAAGCTACACTTGCAGCTCACGATCAATTTGTAAATACTTTAACGGATGCAGAAATGCATGGAGCAGAAAGAAGAGAATTAATACAAAAAGCTGTAGTTGATAGCTCTATAAGATTTTTAGCCGTACATACAAAAAGATTTATAAAAAATAAATTTGAGGAATTAGCAATACAAAAATCAATATCAAATATGATGTTAATATCTCAAAAATCTGCAGCAATAAAAAGTTTTTTAGTTGATAAAGGAGCTGCCCTAGGAAGTATAATAGTTAATATGGCAAAAGCAACAGCAAGTGCTATTGCTGGACTAGGTCCGATGGCTTTAATTGGAGCACCTGCAGTCTTAGCTGCAATGGCTGCAATGGGTTCTGCATTGCTAAGTAAGATTGAATCTGGTCAGGGGGCATTAGGCTTTGCTGATGGTGGTATAGTTCCAGGAATTAACACAGGACAAGGAGATACTGTACCAGCAATGTTAACTCCAGGCGAAATAGTATTGAATCAAGCACAGCAAGAAAATCTTACAGGAAATATGGGAGCTATTAATATTAATATAACTGGAAACGTAATAGGAACCGAAGAATTTGTGCGAGATACTTTATTGCCAGAAATAAATAACGCTGTAAGAAATAATTTAGCATAATGCCTTTAACTATACCTGATTCATTTAATAATAAAAGCGTAAAACAGAACTGGTTAGTACAGTTGCATCATAGTGGTAGTAGTTTTTTAGGTTTATCGTTTTACAGTACAACTGTTTCAAGTGAACAATATTATCCTCTTATTAAAAATAAACCCAGTATAAGAGAGTCTATTGATTTAAAAAGCTCTAAAAGTAAAACGGGAAATGTTTCAATAACTTGTTTAAATGGTAAAATTTCAAATTTAAATGAAGTTGAAACTTTATCGGAGCATATTTACGGAACAAGTACAAAATACATGAATAGGTCGGTTAAAATTTACATACAACCTAATGATGAAACGAATTTAAGTGATTGCCTTCTAATATATTCAGGTAAATTAATTAATATTTCTCACGATATAGAAACAGTAAAATTTTCTATTTCGGCACAAAAACCGTGGGATGGAATTGAAATTCCTCAAACAAAAACAAGTAAAAATTTATATTATCCTATTGCTTATGGAGACTATAGACCAAATGCAAGTACATCAAATGCTGATTCTGTAGCTATAAGTACAAGCACTTCATCTTCAACAGATGAATTTAGAGTAAGGAAAACTTTGTACCCTATTCCTATTAATGAAGTAATCGGAGAAACTGTATATGCCTTAACAGGCGAGTGGACTCAAACTGCAAAAGCATGGCCACATTATTATGAAAAATCATTAGATAAATTTATACCATTAGCAAATCATGAAAGTACAGCATCAACTATAGATACTGCAAATGAAACTTATAATGATGGATATGCAATCAGATTTCATAAAAATTTATTAAAATCAACTTTATTTAAACCTCTAGCAAGAGTTTCAAGTGATACAGGATGGGCTTCAAACAATAATGCTTTTAATAGTGAAACAGTAGATACAAGTTCAGCAACAATATTCTCTTTAACAAATCAAACTTTTACAGATAACGGAACTGCAGATATAAAGTTTTCAATGCCTCAATTAACTGGAAAGCCTACCTCCTTACAAGTTTTTCTTATTGTTTCAGGAGATGCAACTCATACTAAAAATGTAGGCTCTTACGGAGAGCATAGATTAGAAATAATAAATTACACCTTTGAAAATGAAGATATTTCGGCATATTTTAGATTCACAAGTGATCAGGTAGAATTGGAAACAGTAACTTCATTAGGTGGTAATGTTGATATTGGAAGTGCAGCCTTAATTGGTTCAAATAGCTCTGTAGATAATAACTGGGTTGCTAGTGGAAGTGGTTGGGGTGAAGATTTAGTTATAAGAATAAAGGAAGAAGAAATTAGTTCAGGGATAGCACAATCTGTTTGGTCGCTTACTTTGAATTTATTTGATATTATTATTCAAGCAACAACAAAATTAGACTATACAGAGTCAACAGCTTCTGGAAAATCAGTAGCAAGTGACACTCTTGATAAAATTGAATATGTATATTCAGGTGGTGATGGACTTACTGATAATGGTTGGATAGATGGAAGTACAGTTTTGACGGAAATACATGAAGTACATAGGGATTTGCTACACAGGTTTACTTCTTATACAAATTCAAATACTCCTACAAATTGGGGAAGTGGTACAAATATTAATAGTATTAAAGATTGGAAATGTCGCTATTGGCTAAATAAACCAGTTTTATTAATTAAAGTTTTAGAGGAATTACAGGAAAATGGACAATTTATTTTCAGATTTGATGCTCAAAATAAAGGTGTATATATATTTATTCCAGACTCTATAAGTACGGATCATACATTAAATACAGACGATCTTGAAAACATAAGTATATCTTTAACATCAATGAGTGATATTGTTACAAGTATGGATATTGAATATCAAAAACATCCTGCAATTAATGGCTATATGGAAAAGGTTACAGCTAGTAACTCAACAAGTATTTCCGATCTAGCTGTAGGAACTAATGAGAACAAAAAAACGGCAAGACTAAACGCCCTTGTATCTGCTCCAGCAAGTTCGCCTTCTAGCAATCCAAATGATGATTATTATACTTATAAAGACAATTTGTTTGGTAGGCAAAAAATTGAAATAAGTGCTTCAATAATCAACCACGCTTTTTATGGTATTGATGTTGGTGATTTCGTTGCTTTTAATACAATGCCTGTAAATCCTTTTGGTGAAAATTGGTCAGGTAAAAATTTTATAGTTGTTAGTGTCCAAAGAACACTCGGAAAACTTAATTGCAAATTTAGAGAGGTTTAAATGGCAAAGACTTTTTATTATGATAGCGTTGGTTTGTTAGAATCAACAGTAAATGATGGAACAGTTGCAGATTCTGATAGCGATAGTAAATTAGAATTTACAGATGCTTCTAATATAACAAATGAAGAAGTTATAATTGATCAAAGTATTGCCGTTGCTGTTTCTGGTTGGGCGCAGAATGAAGCGATTCAAATTGATTTAGGTTCATCAAAAGCTGTTGATTTTATAGGTTTTTATTTTAATGTAGCTGAAACTGATAATTTAGTTCTTGAAGTTGATTCTTCAGCAACAGGTGAATCAGGTGCAAGAGTTGCCACAATTACAGATAATTTTTCTGCTGACGCTTGGAGCTTTAACGAATTTACAGAAGATACTGAAAGATATTGGAGAATTGCAGCCGTTTCAGTAGGTGGATTAGTAGGCTTAACAGAAGTTATCTTAGGAAAAAAATTACAATTTGAAATAAATCCAGATATGGGAATACAAGAATCAAATGAATTTGGAACAGATATAAATAAGAGCGTAGGAGGTGTCGAATACGCTGTTTTACGTCACAACCCTATAGTTACTATATCTTTAAACTTTTCATCTATTTCAAGTACATTTAAAGACAATTTAGAATCTATGCAAAACGATATCCAAAATTATAAAAAATTTGTATATAGTGAAGATGGAACAACTGGTCCTTTTCATTATGTTAGATTAGAAAAACCTATAGATTTTAAAGAAGTATCAGTAAACAGATTTTCTTGTGCAATTAATTTAGTAAAACAACTTTCGTGATTTTATTTTACAATAATTAGTATTAAATTTCTCCCGATAGGCAGGAGTGCTCAGGGTGTTTGCTCCAATAATCATCCTTATTCACAACTATAAAAAACGCTCCTGCCTTCCCCCTCTTTTTTAAAGCTTACTCTTTAGTAACCCTTAAAAAAAAATAAATAAACTCTTTACATTACCATTTTTTAATAGTAATATACATTGTGAATTAAATCTAACTAATTGGAGTTTTAAATGAATATATTAAATATAGTAAATAAGTTTTGTGCTCATAACAATTTTCTTCCTACTCAGTTATTTGGTACAAAAGAAAAAGTAATTGTTAAATATAATAGAGATCAAAAAGGTGAGTTTATATCTTTTATAAAAAAGCTCTCAAACTTAAACAATTCAGGCGTTATTAACACCACTGTAAGCCTTAAAGATAATTTTGTAACGATTACAGCTGGAGTAAGATAATGTTTATACAAAAATCAAAAATAAAAAAGCTGATAAGAGACAATGGCTTTAGAATCAGTCCTGAATCTTTTGATGGAATAAATAGATCTGTAGAAAACTTAATAAAACAGATGCTTAATAAGGTAGATCAAGATGGTATGAAAACGCTTATGTCAAAGCATACTGGAGTTACAAGCCCTACACAATCTAATAAATCATCTTGTAAAAAATGTTGCAATCTTAAACCAGAATTTTTAAAATTTGCAAAAAGTACTCAAGATTATTGTCACGAACAAGCTGTAATATTAAGTAGGAGGGTATAATGTTATTTACAAATATAAAAAAAGCTAAAAAAGAATTTGTATGGACAGATGAACTTGCTTTGGAATTTGCAAAAACGACTACACTTGGACCATACGGAGATTATAGAGGATGTAAAACAGCTTCATCTAAGTTAAGAATGTTTAAAAAAATTAAAACCGATCAGTCAATATACCACTGTAGATACTGTCAATGTAGATATATTCACGATGAAGATTGTGTAATGATAGGAACAGAAAAGGCTTAAAGATGAAAAAAGAAACTAGAACTTGTAAAGGTTGTAATATTAGTATGCCATTAGATTGTTTCGCTAATACGGGAATGTTTGATAAAAATGGAAAGCCTTATAAAAGATATTATTGTGCAAAAAACGGATGCTATTGGGCGCATAAAAAGAAAACTCCAAGTGGTAGAATTGCAAAAGCTAAAGCAATCAGAGAATATAAAAGAAGTTTAAAATGTTGTGATTGTGGATATTCAAAAGAAACTAGAAAAAAGTTTTCAACCTGGGGGTTGCAATTTCATCATCACGATGCTAATAAAGAGGCTAATGTAGGCGATATGCTAAGTCAAGGCTTTTCGTTAAAAAAGATATTCGCTGAAATAAAAAAATGTATTGTACTTTGCGCACTTTGTCATATTGAATTACACGCACACAAAAACCACTAGAATAAAATGAGAACTTGTATAAACTGCGATAATAAAGTAGAAGAAAAAGAATATAGTGATAGGTATAAAACCTGTATTCGATGTCTTAAAAAAGAAAGATTTGTAATGGAAATAGAATATGACAATGAAGGTTTAGGTTATAATGTGCTAACAGATGATAATTTACACGATCTATGTAAACGCTTTAAATTAGCTAAATTAACTGGCTTTGACACCTATATAGGTTCTTTTACTAATTTAAGAATAAAGAGCGTTGAGGATGTGATTACACGCGAAATAATAAACCCTGGAATAATAGAAGATATTATGGAGGAACTATAATGCCAGTACCATTTATAAAAAAACATTCTGAAGATCAATATTTAAAACTAGAAAATAATTATTTAAATCTATTTAATTTGTTATCATCCTTATGTTGTATTACCGAAGGTGAAGATTTAAACTCCAATTCACAACGGTTAATTCATTTCAATGCTTTGTGTAAAAGAATAAACGAAGGCGTTGAAAGATTTAGCAACTTCACAAATAAAGTTCAATCGGACAAAATTATACAGGACTCCGCATCTCTTGTAAAGTCTGTTGATCTTGATTCGGTAATACTCATTTGGATGAATCAAGAAGAAAGAGAGCTAATTATAGAATCACTAGAAAATTATGCTCTTATGTTAAATGAATATAAAATATCAGATAAATTAAACAATCTAGCAAAACAGATAAAGGAGTTGAAAAATGGAAAGTCAAAATAAACAAATAAAAGAATATCTAAATCACGGGAATAAGATTACAAGTTTAGATGCTTTTCAAATGTTTGGGTGTATGAGACTTGCATCAAGAATAAACGATCTTAAAAACGAGGGTATGAGAATAGGTAGCAAAACAATAATGGCACCTAACGGAAAAAGATATAGCGAATACTATGCACTATCACCTGAAGGTAATAAAAGTCAAATGAGTTTAATATGAGATATTATTGGGAAGCATTATTCAGTGTAGAGTATTTTCCATATTGGGAATTTACTATGCTAATGATATTATTGCTGAATCTAAGTATGCTGTATAGACTACACAGAACCGAAAAAAATACAGATATTATTATAGAGAATATTAATAGTATTTTAGATGATTTTCATATTTTAAATAAAAATTTAAACGATGCCTTAGATTTTATTGAGGAGGATAAATGATAGTATTTAATATTGCTGAATGGATAGCAAATATATTTATTCTTGGAATAGCTGGTTTAATATGGGCAATAACTATATTTTTATTTATGTTAATTTTTTATGCAGTTAATAAAATAATAAAAGGGGTTTTTAATGAACGAAATAATTGAAACAATAATAAAATGGATTGACGAGGTGCTACCAGTATTTTTACTGCCTTGGGGAGTTATTTTATTTATTAGAATTTTTTATCAAATCATAACACACTAGGAGGAATAAATGGCTTTTTTATTTTTAAGGAAAGCACATCACACTAATAAACCATTAAACTTTCAACTTATGGCAGAGCCTATTGATATAACGGTTGAGAGAAATGAAATGTATGATAAGCTAGAGTATAAAATTCCAGCAAAAAACGCAGGACAACCTTATAAAACTGCTCCGTCAAAAGATGGGAAGCAATATACAATTAATTCAGGACAGGAATTTGAATTGATTGCTTCAGAAGCACTATATAAGCATCTAAGTATATATGATAAAAATTCATTAATTACTGTTGCTATGGTACCGAATGATAAGGGCGGTATTTCTTGGGATGTAGAACCAATGCAAAAAAAGGAATTAGTTCAAGTAAATAAACCTAATCACGATCTAGCTATTAAATGGGGAATGGCTTTTAATAACGCTACAAGATTAGTATCAAATATAAGCACTAACGAAACCGTAAAAGATAAAGTAGAATTGATTGAAAAGATAATGCCTGATATGTTTAAAATTGCTTGTAGTATGCCAGAAGAACCAAAAAAAGAAGAACCAAAAAAAGAGGAGTCTGAAGATGACCTCCCGTTCTAAGGCGTTAAAACAAAATACTTTAGGTAGTATTATAAGATTTTATAGGAATCTTATTAAAAATGGACAAGTCAAATCTAATGGGTCTGCTTACAACAGAATGAAAGAGCTAGAAATGAAATATGTTAAGGAACAAAAGTGACTAAACAACAGAAAACTACACTAAATAAATTGGTTAGGGAGTATGTTATTTTGAGGGATAAGATGTGCTTGAGGTGCGGTAAGGCAAATAGTCTCCACGCTTCACACATCTACCCTAAAGGTAAGTATAGGAAAATGCAGTTTGATGTTGATAATGTTAAAGCTCTTTGTTTGGGTTGCCATTTATATTGGTGGCATAAAAGCCCTATAGAGGCAAAAGAGTGGGCTGAAAAAACTTTAGGAAAAAGGAGGTTAAATAAATTAAAAAAACAAGCTAATACAATTAATAAAAATAAATTAGATTTTAAACAGTTAAAAAGTGAATTAGAAACAAAAATAGGAGAATTACAATGAACGATATTGATTATACATTAAATCAGATACTTAAAATAAAAGAAGAAATTATTGAAATTATAAAAACGCAAAATCAAATAATGAAATGCGTTATACAGTGTCAAGAACAAATAAAAAAATTGGAGCAAAAAAATGGCTAAGAGGTTTATAGATACTAAAATGTGGGATAAGGCTTGGTTTAGAAAGCTTACCCCTAAAAATAAATTAATATGGTTGTATTTATTAACTAGATGCGATCACGCTGGAATATGGGATGCCGACTGGGATTTAGCTGAATTTATGATAGGTGAATGGGTTGATTATGATTCGCTTCCAGAAGAAATAAAGAAAAAAATGCATTACATTAAAGGGGAGGATCAATATTTTATACCTTCTTTTATAGATTTTCAATATGGAACATTAAAAGAAAATTCTAAACCTCATTTAAGTGTAATTAAAAGATTAACTGAAAAGGGTTTATTAACAGTATCTAATACTCTTAAAGATAAAGATAAGGATAAGGATAAAGATAAAAAAAAGAGCGCATTAAGTTTTAAGCTAAAACCTAAAAAATACAGAGAACAAGTGTTTAGGAAAGAAACTTTAGAGATAGGGAAAGATATTAAAAATATTAATAAAAAACAGATTGATAATTTTATTATGTATTGGACAGAATCAAATGCTAATGGTAAAAAGATGAAATATGAAATGCAAAAAACATTTGATATTGGAAGAAGGTTAATAAAATGGCGAGATAACAATATAGAATGGGATAAAACTGGAAAAAAATCAATTTCAAATTATGAATCTAAATTTAAACCTTTAAAGTCTGGAAATGGATATAATGCTTTTTGTAGCAAATGTGGAAAAAGGGAAATGCCTAGCAAGTGGCAATTAAAAGATGGTTCAAGCTGTTGTAGAGTGGAATATGTCGCAGAAAAACCCTGAACATATAATAGATTATATATTACATAGAACGGAAAGAAAGCCAATTAATGAATATTGGAAAAAACACGCTAAACAAAAGAAAAATACATTTGAAAAAAATATATATTACTGTGTAAATTGTCGTGATGTCTGGAGTAAGCTCCCTGAATGGGTAGATCAACGGTCTTGGAGACCTTACCCTAAAGGAGCTATTCCGACTTATGGAAAAATAAAAAAAATATGTCCACGTTGCACTAAAATTATTAAAAATGATAAAAAAAATTATTAAAAACGATAAAAAATAAGCAAATTGCTTAAAAAATACGTAAATATACGTAAAAAGGAGGGGAAATGAGTAAAAAAGAGCAGAAAAATCAACATTCATTATTTGGAGACTTAGATGAATTTGATTGGTGGAAAAAAGAATGGAAAGATATGCCTGAATTTAAGTCTAAAGATTTAAAGCCAGAACATACTGTTTTGGTCCATTTTAGGAACGCAAATGATTTGAAAAAGTTTTCTGAAATAACAGAACAGCCTGTATACAGTACAACAAAATCTATATGGTTTCCTAAATTAACAATAGCAAGATATATGAACAAAAGGTATATTGATGAAGAAGAATAAGCACACAATATACATTCCTTCAAAAGGCAGAGCTGATAATTGTATTACAGCAAATGAATTAATTAAAGATAATTTAAATTTTAAAATAGTTATAGAGCCAAATGATTTATATAATTATAGTAAAATTTTTAACTTATCAAATTTAATAGTTCTTGATAAAAACAATATGGGGATTGCTTATTCAAGACAATTTATTAAAGAATATTCTATTTATAATAAAGAAAAATATCACTGGCAAATGGATGATGATTTAATTTTTTATAAAAGAATAAACAATAAAAATAAAAAATATTCTGTTAAAGAAAATATCATAGAGATAGAAAAATATATAAAAAAATATAAAAATATTGGTATTGCTGGAATGAGGAATATGGTTTTTGCATTTAGTATAAAAAATAAAATATCTATAAATAGCCAGTGTGTATCATCTTTTTTAATAAATAATAAAACAAAAGCAAAATTTAGACCAGATATAATTGAAGATACAGATTATAATATGCAAGTCTTAACGGAAAAATATTGTACATTAATATTTAATAGATTGTTATTTAGTAATCCGCCTGTATCTAAAAATTTTGGAGGAAATACAGAAAATCACTATAATAAGATAGAATTTTTACAAAAAAATCTTATGAAAATGTGGCCTAAATGTTTTGATATTAAATATAATAAAAAAGACAATTTAACTAAAATAAAACCGAGCAAAATTTGGAGGACTTTTTCACAAAAACCCTTAAAATATAATGAAAAATCTAAAATACTAGAGCTAGGCTTATGAATCCAAAATATCCAGTATATATAATATCAAAAGGTAGGTGGGAAAAAAGAAAAACAAGCAGACAATTAGAACTTTTAAAAATTCCATACCACATAGTAATAGAACCACAGGAATATGAGCAATATGCAGCCGTAATAGATTCTAAAAAAATACTTGTATTGCCATTTAGTAATTTAGGGCGTGGATCAATACCTGCAAGAAACTGGGTATGGCGACACTCTATAAGCACAGGAGCAAAAAGACACTGGATTCTAGATGACAACTTGTATATGTTTTATCGACACAATAATAATTTATCTGTTCCTGTAACTTCTGGAACAATTTTTAAATGCGCAGAGGACTTTGTTGATAGATATGAAAACGTAGCAATTTCGGGATTTGAGTATTTTATGTTTATGCCAAGAAAGACGAAAAAAGCACCTTTCAGACTAAATACTAGAGTCTATAGCTGTATATTAATACAAAACGATATTCCATATAGATGGCGTGGTAGATATAATGAAGATACTGATTTATCATTAAGAGCCTTAAAAGATGGTTGGTGCACTATATTATTTCAAGCATTTTTATGCGATAAAACAACAACTATGACAGATACTGGAGGAAATACAGAGGATTTATATGAAATTGATAAAGGCAGATTGAAAATGGCAAAGTCTTTAGTGAAACAACATCCAGATGTGGCTAGAGTAACGTGGAAATGGGACAGATGGCAACACCACGTGGATTATAGACCTTTTAAGCAAAATAAATTAAAGATGAAAAACGATTTAATTATAAAAGACAGAGTTAATAATTATGGAATGAAACTTGTGCAAGTAGATGAATAATATATACCACATAAAAATAAAAAATAAAGATAAAGAATGGACCGAAAACTATACCAACTTTAAAAAAGCTAAAAAAAGATATAGGTATCTTGTAAAACAAAAACATAAATTTGTATTTATGCAGGTAATAAATAAAGATAATAATTTTAATAATTTCTTTTCAGATTGGAGTAAAAATAATAAGTCTTAGATAAATGTTAATAAAGTGTTAGAAAACTCTTTACTTTCTCGTGGTTTTGTGCTAATATACATCGTGAGTTAAATAAAAATAAGGAGTTTTAAATGTATCAATTCAATAATAACAAAGGTTTCGGAATCGAAATAGAGTTTATAAGACCTAATCATGTGTCTCAGCAAGAAATTGCTAACAAAGTAGATGATGCTCTTGTTCAAGTTAATGGAGGATGTAACTTAGAAGCATATAATCATATAACTAGACCACAATGGAAACTTGTAACTGATAGCTCAGTACATAGCCAGGCTGGATATAGAGGTGACAATGAACTTGTAAGTCCTATATTGAGAGGTTATAATGGTAAAAAACAATTACAGATTGTTTTAGATACTCTTAAGGCTCTTGGTTGTAAAGTAAATACTAGTTGCGGAATACACGTTCATCACGATGTAACAGATACAATGGTAGATACAAAAGAAAACGTCACCAAGTTTCTTAATAACCTTATCAAATTTGTCTGTAAATTTGAGCATCTTATTTATAGAATAGTATCACCTTCAAGATTGACAGGTATTTATTGCAATCCAGCTAGATCAGTATTTGGTAAGATGAGAAACGCTGGACTTAATAATACAGGATTAAAGCTAATTACTAAAAGAATATTCAAAGATTTAAAAGAAAGTGTAGATTATAAATATAGGAATTACGGCTCTATGGTAAGTGGTCGCACTATGAGATTTGCAGGAAGTTCACAAACTACAAGATATTGTGGATTAAATCTTAGAAATATTTGGACAAGAGGTTCTGTAGAATTTCGTTATATGCAAGGCTCTTTAAACTTTAACAAAATATGGAGCTGGGTAGTTCTTACACAAGCGATTATAAATGTTACAGAAACAACTAAATCAGTAGCTTTTAAAAGCGTAAAAAACGATTTGACTGGTATGTTTTATTTCAGAAAAGCACTTGGATTTATCGGTAATGCAAATCGTTGTGAAGATACTAAAAAAGCTAATTCAGTAACTCTTAAAAGATATAAAGAACTTTCTAAGCCTGAATTAGAAAATTCAAGAAGAAATTCAAGATATTATCAATTAACTATGGCTGGTGTTTAATCCAGCCCTTTAAAAAGGAGCAAAAATATGTGTGGACTAGCAGGGGTAATTTTAAAAAATAAAAAAAGATCAGAAGATGATTTAAATAAGATAGCAAATGGATTTCAAGAAATGTTATTAGAAGCAGACACAAGAGGTGGACACGCTACTGGATTTGCAATTATTGACAATAACGGAGATTATTTAATACAAAAAACAAATAAAGATGCTTTTGATTTCTTAGGTACAGAAGATACAATAACGGCATTAGATTTAATTTCATCAAACGCTATTTGTATTATGGGTCATACTAGATATGCAACTCTTGGATCACCTGCAGTTAATAAAAATAATCATCCAATAAGGACTGGAAATACTATAGGAACTCATAACGGATCTATTCACAATCATAAAGAGTTATTTAAAAAATATGATATGAAGAGATTTGCTCAAGTAGATTCGGAAGCAATATTTAGACTGTATGAAACTTCAAATTCATTAAAAGAATTTACAGAAAATAGACTACCAAATGTTAGAGGGCGTGTTTCAATAGTTTGGGCAGACTTAGAATATTCAGAATATATTTATATGGTTAAAGGAAACAATCCCCTGGAATTAGCTTATATAGAAGATTTAGATATCTATGTATATGGAAGCACTACTGATATAATAAAAGCTGGAAAATGGAGCAAAATACAGCGTTTAAATGTCAATCCATATACTATGCTTAGAATTAACACTAATAGTTTTAGAATTAGAACTAAAAAAATTACAATTAAAAAACCAATTCCAAAAGTTTTTGGAAATTATAAATATGATAATAAGATAGGCGCATATAAAACAATAGATGATTCAGTAGGTTCTAAATATAAAAATACAGTATCTAATTTTATACCTAGATTTTCATACAAAGAGCAACAAGATTTATTTAAAAAATACAAGTGCAACGATGGAAGCACAATAAAAAAGGTAGGTAAATAATGCATTTATTCGTTTATGGATCACTTAAAAATGGAGGTGGCAATCATTCATATTATTTAGGGGATTCAAAGTTTATACAACATTATAAATTGGAAGGTCACGCTCTAGTAGATTTAGGGCACGGCTTTCCGTATATAATACAAGATAAAAAATCTTTTGTATATGGAGAGGTTTATGAAGTAGATAAAGAAACAATAGAAAAAATTGACTTACTTGAAGGCGTTCCATATTTATATAGGAGAGTGTTGACTAATTACGAATTGAATGGAACAATGGAAATTGCAGGACTATATTATTATTTATCTTTACTAGAAGATATGCCTGATAAAAAAATTAAAAATGGTTACTGGAGCGTAGATAATAAAAAAATATTTAATGTATATGTAGAGAATAGATTATATCAAGACACCGCAGACAAGATAGTATTTCATATGAGATTCTTTGATGGCGATAGAACACCCACTAATCGTAGTTATATGGAATTAGTAAAGAAACGTAGCCATTTAGAATTAAACATCGAAAATGAAGAGATTTTTATTTTAGACTGTATTCACTATGGTATAATTACAGAAAACTCTTTAAATTTATAGGTGAATAAAAAAGGGGAAAGCTAATGAATATATTTGTATTAAATACACACCCACAAACTGCAGCAAGAATGCAACATGATAAGCATGTAGTAAAAATGGTACTAGAATCAACTCAAATGCTTTGTAGTGCGTTTGATTCAAAACATAATCCACCATATAAAAAAGCATATATAAATCACCCTTGTACTGTTTGGGCGAGAACAAGCAAAGAAAATTACGAATGGCTTTTATTACACGGATTAGCTTTAGCATTAGAATATACTTATAGGTATAATAAACAACACGCTTCAGAAAAAGTTATAAATTGGTGTTTTGCTAATTACAAATCATTAATTAATTTTCCAAAACAAGGTCTTACAAATAGACCTCTTGCAATGCCAATGGAGTACAAAACAAAAGACACTGTAGAGTCTTATATCAAATATTATATAGGCGAGAAACTTAATAATGCTAAATGGACCAATAGAAAAAAGCCAGAAATCTTTTCAAATATACAAGGGAACTATCTATTTTATAATAACTAATTTTATTTCTAACTTCTAAAGTATAAAATTATAGGAGTTTATTATGCCAATGGGTAAAGGAACGTATGGTTCAAAAAAAGGCAGACCAAAAAAGAAAAAGAAAAAGATGATGAAACGTGGCAGGAAAAAATAAAGATGGAATAACCCTTACTACCGAACTAGTAGGGATAAAAAATCTTAAAACAACAGGCAATTATAGGCTTGAGTTTGACGTTTATGAAATAGACACGCATAAAGTAAAAGAACTTATAGATAAGCTAAATAAAGCTTTTGTAATGGCTTTAGTAGAGTATGACTGACAAACAAACGCAAAACAAACGCAACGATCATAAACCTAATGGAGATTTTGCTAAAGGAAACAAATTGGGTAATAGATGGAAAAAAGGTGAATCTGGGAATCCCAAAGGAAGAAAGAACGCCTACACTGATCTAATTAAAGACTTTAGCTTTACTAAAACAGGCGATAAGGAAAGAAGAGAGGTTGTAGTGTCTAAACTTTTTCAATTAGCAGAAAGAGGTGATTTAAGAGCTATACAGTTTATTGTGGAAAGATTAGAAGGTAAAGCATTAGATAGGCAAGAAAGAACAACGAAATCAGAACCTATACAAGTAATGGTTATTGATGAGTAAGAAAGCAAAAAAGAAAACAATTTTAACAATAGATATTCCAAAGCATTATCCTATTACAATGAAAAACCCTAAAAAGTTCGGATTTATTTGGGATGTCAATATAATTGATTTAAATGATTAACTGGACTGTAAATACAACTAGGAAAGAAATATTGAATCACCCTGCCAGGTTTAAAGTTCTTGTATGTGGTCGTAGATGGGGAAAGACTGTATTAAGTTTAATGTATTTATTGAAAGAAGCATTTGAACCTAATGAACGCAGATGGTTTATAACACCTACATATCGACAAGGGAAAATGATTGTATTTCCTATATTAAGGCAAATGTTTGCAGGTTTTGATAACGCTAAATTAAACGAATCAGAAATGAGCGTTATATTTGATAATGGTGCTGAGTTAGCTGTTAAGGGTGCAGATAATGAACATAATTTAAGAGGTGTCGAATTAACTAAATGTGTAATGGATGAAATGGCATATATAAAGCCTCACGTTTGGGAAGAAATTATTATGCCTATGCTAGCGACCACGCAAGGAGAATGTTTATTTATAGGGACTCCAAGCGGTTACGATATGATGTATGAGTTATACAGTAAAGGGCAATCAGAAAATAATTGGAAGTCTTGGCAGTTCACCACATTACAAGGTGGATTTGTAGCAAAAGAAGAAATAGAATTAGCCAAAAGAACTATGGATGAAGTTGTATTCAAACAAGAGTTTGAAGGCTCTTTTGAAACTACTGGAAACAGAGCTGCATATAATTTTGAAAGGGAAAAGCATTGCACTAAAACAAATCAACTATCTAATTATTTATGGTGGGGCGTTGATTTCAATGTTGATTTTATGACTGCAGTATTAGCGTGTCAATTCACTGATAGTACTATACATTTTTATAATGAAATAAGGTTAAAGAACAGCAATACTGAAGAGTTGGCTATTGAAATGAAAAAAATAGCACCTAATATTGAAGTCTACCCTGATCCTGCTGGGAAAGCAAGGTCAACCACTAGCAGAAGAAGTGATCATCAAATATTAAGAGATCATGGGTTTTTAATAAGGGCAAAAAAATCTCACCCAAGTCATATAGATAGGTTAAATGCTCTCAATAGAAAATTAAAAGACGCAGAAGGAAAGATAGGGATGACTGTTGATCCTTCTTGTACATATTTAGTAAAAGATTTAGAACAATGTCAAAGAGACAAGCGTGGAGGCTTGGCTAAAGACAATATAGAACTAACACACGCACTAGATGCCTGTAGCTATGCAATAAGTTATAAATTTCCTATTCGTAAAATGATAGGCTCTAGTATAAGTTGGTGATATGAAAATAATTAAAAAGGATATGGAGTTCAAACACAACGGGAGAATCAAACAACAAAGGAAAAGGAAGCAGAAATATGTATAATTTCGGCAAGTCGGTTAATAGAGTGATAATCCCTGAAATGTCTGAGGCAATAGTATTAAGCAGTGTTAAAGATGCTTATAAAGGTTATTTAGACACTGAAGATACTAGTATAATGGAATCATTAGATTTTTATTATAATCAAAACTTAGATATACATTTAGAACAGTGGTTTGCAAGTGATAGCTTACAGCAAGTGCCTCCCTTTGTTCAATCTTGTGTACCTCGTTTTGCTAAAGCTAGAATGATGTTATATAAAGATAATCCTGTAAGGGCGATAGGTGGTGAAGTTAGCGATGAATATAATGAACTGTCTTTTAAATTGAACTCTAAAACAAGGGAATTTGCTGAACTGTCTTGGTTGCTTGGTTGCTGTTGGTTCAAATCTCGCTATAATGAACGGAAAAACAGATTAGAGTATGAAGTATTACCTAATGTAAAAGAATACTATTTTTACGGTGATTCTGAGCCATATGGATATAGTTATGAAATAGAAGGTAACGCAACCGATAAAAGATATGTATTTTGGAGCGAAGATAGGGAGGGGATTAGTGGTATGCACTTTGAATTTGATGAAAAAGGAAAACGCTATAGCATACAGGGAAATGAAGACATGATTAATCCTTATGGAATCAATCCTATATCAAGTGTTATGTTTACTAAGAACTCCTATGACGTTACAAGGGCTGCATTACATATCGCTATTGCTATGACTGAAATTGCTTTAAGTACAAGATTTAGACTAGGACAACCAGTATTTACAGGAATAGAAGAAGGTCAAAGCAAATTATCAAGCGGTATAGATAAAGCATTAATATTGCCTGAAGGTGCTTCGTTTAGTTATCAATCACCAACTGGAAGCCTTACCGAAATGATTGAAGCTGTTAAAGCAATGGCAAATCAAACTGCAGAAAATAATCAGCTAAGAATACGATGGGGCGAATCAGGGGGGAATACTCCAAGCGGTGAAGCCCTTAGAATATTAGAGATTGAAAACTTAGAAGCAAGAAAAAGCGATGAATCTATTTTTAGAGAATGGGAACATAGCAGATATGAAATAGATCGAACTATATTAGAAACGCATAATGTAATAAATTTATCAGAAGATTACGCTGTTGATTTTGGTGAAGTAAGTTACCCTATGTCGCCTCAAGAAGAAAGAGCGTGGCTTGATTGGAAACTAGATAAAGGTATAATGAGTAAAAAAGAATTATTATTATATTTCAATCCTGACATGACTGATGAAGAATTAGAAGTAAAGCTAAATGAAGTAAGGGAAGAAACAAAGCAAGAAGCTGAAGCAACTCAACCACAAACCTCTTTTCAAAGAATACTAAATGGCGCAGGTACAACCAGCAGTTAATAGATTCGCAAGTGATGTAAACAACCTGGAAAGAAAATTTAAAGGCAGATTAAAAACTGTTATAATGTCTTTAAGTAGTATGCCTGATACAGAGCTTATAACTGCAATAGGTCAATTAAATTTATTTAATGAAATTGTAAATAGCGGTTATTCAGATGCTCTTGTTGGTTTGGAAAAGGAGTATGAAACCTTATTGGCTAAAGCTGTTGCTGAAGCAAATATGCGAGGTGTAACTCCATTAAGTGGAGCTGGATTACAGGGCTTAGAAGTATTAAAGGATTTAAATACTGCTCAATTACTAGGTGAGGCAAATACCTATGCAAATACTCTCACAAGCCAGTTATTTCAAAACTTATATGCAAATATACCACCAGAAAGAATAGTATCGGAATTATTAGAAACAAATTTATTGACTCATCAGTTAAGAGTTGCAACATATACTGGTATAAAAACATTTGATGATACAGCTAGATATAAAGTATTTGAAGGGCTAGATGTAAGGTGGACATACTTAGGTCCATTGGATTCTAGAACAAGAGATGAGTGCAGATTTACAAAAGAAAATGAGCCTCCAAATGGTTATACTGAAAAAGAAGTATTAAACTCAGGTACACCTTTTGGATTTAGAGGTGGATTTAATTGTAGGCATTCTTGGGAAGTAAGATGAAAGCAAGTGAAATATTAACGCAAAAAGCAAGAGATTGGTTAATATTAGGCGGTAAACTAGTTACTAGAATACTAGAAGATACCAATAAAGGGATCAGTCAAGATGGCAATGGCAGAACAAAAGATTTTCCGTCATATACTATTGATTATGCTCTCAAAAAAGTTAAAGGAATAAAAACTAAAAAAGGGCTTTCTAAAAGCAGACAAGTATCGCCTCCCAATTTAAAGTTAACAGGTGTTATGCTTAATTCTTTAAAAGCTCAAAAGCCAACATCTAGCAGTGTTGAATTAAATTACAGAGATGGATTAAAATTTGAAGGCAATGCTAAGAGAGGCAGGAATGTTTACGGTCTTAATGACAAGAATGAAGCTTTTGTAAAAGAATATTTTGAAAAAATTATTGACGATAGAATTATAAAATTCAATAAGAAAGATATTATAATTAATTTAAAAGTCTAATGGGCGTTTTAAAAAAACGCGTTTTATTATTAAATTTTAATTAACTAAAGAGAGGACAGAATGTCTGAAGATAATACACAGAGCGTGGAAAACCAACCAAAGGCTTACGTTGAGAGACCTGTGGTGGAAAAACCTACATCAACAGAGGTGGCTACTCAAAGCCAGGAAAAAGACCTTGATATCCCTGATTATGGTCAATTAGTGCAAGAAAGCAAAAAGTACAGAAAAAGGGCGCAGGATTCAGAGGCAAAACTAGAAAAAATGCTAAAAGAAAAAGATACGGAAAGACAAAAGCAAATGGAAGCACAGAACGAATGGCAACAATTAGCAGAAGAAAGAGCTTTAAAACTTCAAGAACTAGAGCCTATCGTTGATCAGTTTAAAAAAGATGAGGCTAATCAGCGTGAAATGATCCTTGCAGATTTTAACGATAGTGATAGGGAACAATTTGGAAGTCTACCGCTTCCACAGTTAAGACTTATTCACTCTAAATTATTCAATAATAAAGAAGTAGCAGTGCCTTCAACAAGTGGAACTCCAGCAAGAGCGGTTAATCCTACCAATAAAGATTGGACAAAAATGGATAGGGCTGAACGTCAATCTAACTGGAAAGATATTGTCAAAGGGTACGCTATGAATAAATAAGGAAATTTAAATGGCTAACTATTATGGATTTACTGGTGATGTAACCCAAAAATCTGATGTAGATGTCTTCGTGCCTGAGCTTTGGGCTGACGGAGTGTATAGATATTTTGAAAAGCAATTAATCTTGAAACCTTTCTTTGATGATTATTCTAGTTTGGTTCAAGGTCGTGGAGATGTATTACATATCCCAACAATGCAAGAAGTTGCAAGTGCTGATAAAAGTGCCAACACTTCTGTAGAGTTCACTGCAAATGTTGAAACAGATATTGATTTGGCAATAGATCAACATAAATATGCAGCTAAACTGTTTGAAGATATAGCAATGATTCAGTCTAATGAGCAATTATTTGATAAATACGCTCAATCAATGGCTTATGCTCTAGCAAAAGCTGTAGACACTAAGATTGAAGCACTTCTTCAAACTTTGGGAACTACTCAAACCCTAGCAGCTGATAATTCAATGTCTAACGCAGACGTAGAAACTGCGCTAGGTACTTTAATGGCTAATGATATACCGGCAGATGAATGTGCGTTCTTTGTGAATCCACTTATCTATGCTGATTTACTAAACTCAAAAGCGTTCGTTGCTCAAAATTCAGGCGCAGGTGTTGGTTTTGGTAATGATAATGCAGTAATGAGTACAGGATTAGTTGGAAACCTTTTTGGTATTCCAGTTATGACTAGCTCTTTGATTCCTACAACAACAAGCACAGGAATTGAAGCTGCATATCTTGTTCATAAGTCAGCAATAGCGG